AAAAAAAAAAAAAAAACAAACAAAAAAAAATAAAAAAATATCGTTTTTTACATTTTATATATACACTAAGTATAAAAAATTAAATAAAAAATATGGCAATTCAAATTGGAAAATACAAAAGACCAGGGATCTTTTTAGAAGAATTTGATAACTCCGTTATCGCAACTCCTTTAGTAGAGGGGATAACTAACATGGTTATTGGTGTGTCCAAAAAAGGACCAGTTAATACACCTGTTAGAATAACTACGGTTACTGATTTTGAAAACATTTTTGGTCAATTAGACAGAAGTCTAGAAAGAAAAGGATCTTTCTTCCATAGAACTGTTGCAAAAATGTTAGAAACTGCTCCGGTTTTCGCAATGAATTTATTATTAACAGATGATAATTTAGATAAAATTGAATATCAATCTTTATCAGTTTCATCTGACTTTAGTAATGACATCGAGAGAGAAGGTGCATATAGAAGATTTTTTGATACAACAGGTTTTTGGAAAAGAGATACTGAATCTTTTATTAATTTAACAAAAACAAACACTGGTTATGCGGATAGATTATTAAATCTAACTAACTTATCAGATAGATATGCGACTGTTTTCATATTCAAATCATCTTTAACTGGATTTGATAGAACATTAGTTGAATGGTATGGATCAGTTGACAAATTACCAGCATACGTAAACTCAAATGATTGGGCATCTGACTATATGGTTGATGTTGTTGTCGTAGCAGGTGATTGGTCTGACTACAAAACATTAGCTGTTGATAGTAGATGGAGTAATTATTTCAACGCGAGTGGTCTTAGAAAAGCTCAAATTAGAAACTTTGCCAACGATAGAAATGTAACTTTACTTGGTTACTACGAAGGTCTTTCTTTAATTCCATATTTTAGAGATGCTAATGGTAGAAACGTATTTATTGAAACAACTCTAAATAGAGACACTGATAGAACTGGTATATTCTGTTCATTTAACACAGATTTAGCAGAAGCTGATTTCTTCAATGGAAAACTTGACTTAATCGGTCACACAATTGCAGGTAAGAATGAGACTACAATTAATTTCCTTTCTTATAACGAAACAATCTCAGAAGAAGTTGAATTTAAAACTGTACCTCTTGATTTACCAGGAAACGTTACAGCTTTAATGGGTGGTACTCATAGTGTTGCTGGTTATTATGTGAATGGTATGACATTTAGTTATCACTCACAACAAAACCACTTCTTCGGTAGTACACCAGAAACAACAGGAGTTCAAACAAACTCAGGTAACAGAACTGCATGGTTTGCTGAAGGATTAGTATATGGTGTTAGTTGTACTGGTACAGCTTCTCAAGGAACAGCTTCAATATCTGTTACTTATAGTATATCTACTGATTCATATGCAGTAATTGGTGATAACCATTTACCAATCTTAGCAACTGGTTCATTATCTGTATCTGCTGGTCTTTACCCTGTTACATCGGTAACAGCTTCATACTACTCAGCATTTGCGTTAGACTCAGCTGGTAAATTTAAAGTTTATAATACAACTGCTAAAGATACAAAACCATCTGTAGCTGCTACTGATTTAGTTTTATCTTATGTTAATTTCTCAGTTGTAAGTGGACAAATTGTTTCTAATAATTTTATACATACTCCAATTACAATTAGTAATAATTCATCTTTAAGTGGAGGTGACGCATTCTTAGGATTGATACACGGTACATCATCTAGTAACAACCCAGGAACTTCTTCTACAAACGTATCTGGTGTTAACAGATCAGATTATAATGTTGAAAACTTAGGAGATGGTGTAATAAGAGTAACATTTATAAACACAAATTCATCACCAAGTACTTCTAACTATGAAGTTTATAGAAGAATTAAAATGTTTAATAAGTTAGTATCTGTTTTAGATAGCGCTAATAAAGATAAAATGGTGATGGTATTAACACCAGGTAGTAACAATGCTAAAGTAAGTTGTGCTAATATGACTATATCTGATATAGTAACGAGTTCAACATCAAACAAATCATTTAAACTAAGCACTGGATTGTTAACATCTGACTTAACAAACGTTCTAAATGGATTCTTATGTTTCTATACTTTAGACAATGAGTTTATTTTAGGTAAGTATGGTTTCAACACATCGAATAATGCTGTAGTATCTGGAGCAACTTATGGTGTTGTTTCAAAATACTCTAAATTATACAACCAGTTCTATAATGGTAACATAAATACTAATGATTATTTCTACAATAACAGAGTACCTGAAAGTTTAATAACATCTGGTGGAACTGTTAGTGTTACTTTCTTTGATGGTGAGACTTTATCATCTATCACTGGATTAAACACAGGTACAACATCATCATTCGCTGGTTATGATTACATAATGTTTAACACATCAACAGACTTTGAATTTGAAGTAACTGATATCATCTCTATAAGAGGAGCTGAAACAAATACAGGTACATTCACAATTGACTCAGATGACTTAGGATCAAATGGAACTTCTGATTTTACTAAATCTGATGGTACTGCTTTAGGATCTACTTACTACATTTATCGAGTAGTTGAAGAAACTTCATATGAAGTTGTAAATAATGTATCAGTAGTAAATGACCACGAAAAAGTTCACTATCTTGAAATGTATTTCTCAGGTGATGATTTATATGTTGATATCAAAGATGAGTTATTAGAATCATTTGAACAAATAGAAACTTGGGTTTCGAATACTGGATACTCAGCTGGAGTTAAATCAGCAAACGTATTCTATCTTAACTCACAAGATTCTAACTATAAACAAACTATTGAAATTGAATCTGCATCTGGATATACAGCTGTACCTAACAAAATATTAGTTGAAGGTGCTAGATACACAGAAGTTATGATTGGTGATTTCCTAGAAGCTGAATACGATTCTTCTATATTAAAAATTGGTGAATATCCAAGAAAACTTACAAGAATCTTATCTAAGAGATCTTATCCAGGTGATACATCATTAGTTGAAATTACTTGTGACTCAGCTATTAAGAAAGTTAATTTTGATGGTGATTTACAAACAAAAAGATATAAATCTGTTGATGTTTATGCTTCAACTTACAAAGCTATATCTCTTAAAGGGTTTAGAATTAGAGAAGCTTCTTTACCAGATGGTACTGAAACTAAACAAAATACTATTCTTAACTTAGTTGGTAGAGGAACACCATTATTCAAAGCGTTAACTAACAAAGAAGCATTAGACTTCAGATATCTAATTGACGCGTTTGGTTTAGGATTAACAGAAAGATCTAAACAACAATTAGTTGATATCTGTGGAGATAGAAAAGATGCTTTTGGTTTCTTAAATATGCCATCAATGAAGTCATTCAAAAACTCTTCTTCACCTACGTTCGTAAACACAGAAGGTGTTTTACAAACTGAGTTTATAGCTAAAGGTGGTGATCCAGAAAGTGGACCAGCATTCCTTTACTCATTCGGTGACGGTGGAGGTACAACTTGTGTAGGTTATTTCTTACCTTACTTGACTGTAAACGATAATGGTAGACCACTTGATATGCCACCAGCGTCTCACGTAGCTACTACTTATATGAGAAAACATATTTCCAACTTGGGTGGTATTACTCCTTGGACTATCGCAGCGGGTGTAACAAATGGTAGAGTTACTAACATCGCTGGTTTAGAACAAGATTTCACACTTGAAGATATTGAATTCTTAAACCAAGCTCAAATGAACCCAATTGTGTTCAAAAGAAACAGAGGTAATGTTATCGAAACTGAAAACACGGCTCAAACTCTTTATAGATCAGCTCTTTCTTACATCCACGTAAGAGAAGTGTTAATCGAGTTAGAAAGAGAATTATCTAGAATGTTATTAGACTTCCAATGGCAGTTTAACACACCAGATATCAGAGCTGAAATTAAGTTAAGAGCTGATTTAATCTGTGAGACTTATGTAAGTAGAAATGGTTTATATAACTACTTCAATAAAATGGATGAGGAAAACAACACTCCTGAGATCATTGACAACCAAATTGGTGTTCTTGATACTTATGTTGAACCAATCAAAGGTATGGGTATCATTGTTAACAATGTTACAATACTTAGAACTGGAGCAATCGAAGCAGGTGGTTTCCTATAAGATAATAAAAAATAAGAAAACCTCAGAGAAATCTGAGGTTTTTTTTATTTAATAACATATAAACTTAATAATTATTAAATTATATAATAGAGGAGATAAATTCTCAAATATATATCAAAAAATAATTAAATTTATATGTCACAAAATGAACAAATGAGTGAAGAAGACTACTTAAAAAGACATCTTCAAGATTTAGACGAAGGTAAGAAAGCAGTCGAACAAAAACAAATGAATAGTGATATACCATTTCAACAAGTTGAGAATGTAAAAGTATCGGATTTACAATACTTTAATTTTGATATTAGAGAATTACCTTGTGGTCAATTTTATCCAGCTGGAACTCTCTTTATGGTTAGACCGGCTCAAGTAAAAGAGATACAAGCTTATTCGATGGTTGACGATCAAAACTTTTATGATATCGTTGAAAAAATGAACGATATGCTACAAGCATGTGTAAGAATTAAATATCCAGATGGTAGAGTATCATCATTTTTAGACATTAAGGATCAAGATAGATTATTTCTTATCTTTTTAATTAGAGAATTAACTTTCCAACAAGGAAATGGATTATCAGTTAATAATGTTAGATGTACTTGTGGACAAGAAAATTCAGTCGAATTAAAAAGAGGTAATTTTGTATATTACGAGATTGATGAAAAACTTGTTAAATTCTATAACAAAGGAACTGGTTCTTATCAATTCACAACAATACACGGAAAAAGTTTTGAATTAACTCCACCAAATATTGGGTTACAAAAAGCTTTTAGTGATTATATTCTTAGAGAGAATAATGAGAAAAGAAATCCAAACTTATCTTTCTTAAAAATTATTCCATTTATGTTAGTTGGTAGAAGTCATATAACATATGATGGTATTAAAGCTAAATTGAAAGAATTTGAAGATATGGATGATATTTCTTTTCAATTCTTAAACGCAGCTGTTGGTAAAATGACCTTTGGTATTAAGGAATTAAAAACGAAATGCTCGTGTGGTGAGGAGGTCCACACAGATATGCAGTTTCCCAACGGAGCCTCAGGTATTTTCGTTATTCATGATGCCTTTGAAGCATATATTAAAGAATAAGCTTCTTTTACAAAAACATTTTCATACACAGGAATGGGCGATGGATAATTGGCCATTCTGGATGTTTGAAGAAAATATTAAACTTGTTAATGAAATTATTGAAGATGAAGAAAAGCAAAGAAAAGATCAAGAAGGATCTCAAAACGCAAATATGCCGGATACCGGTTCAATGATGAGAAATATGACAAGCAATATGCCAAAATTCTAAAAATAAAAAAACCCATCGAAAGATGGGTTTTTTGTTTATTATTAAGATTAATATCCAGTGATAAGTGGTGGAGTAATCGAGAAGTTTTGATCGATGTACTCATCAACAAAGTAGTCATAGATAAAGTCTGCTTGAACAGTCTCAATCGTGTTGTTTTGTGACCAATCTAAAGCATAACCATTTAATTGTTTAATTTGAACGTTTTGAAAAGTTACACGTCTTAATACAACACCTTTTTTATCATGTTGATTAACAATAACAGTACCAATACAATCTGATTTGTAGTGTAAAGAACCATTTTGAGAGTTAAATACTAAATCATACCAAGCTTTTAACGTAGCCCAAGTCTCCATAGAACCAGCTTGATTAACATTTACTTGAAATTTAATGTTAAAATCACCACTAGTTTTATTTGGAGTAGTGTTAAATTGTCTTGTTGAATATTTAAATCTTTGCTCTTTTTGAGTAATATCAAACTGAGTTAAGTTCAAATCAATGTTAGTAGCGTTCTCTAATAAAAGAAGAGTGTTTCTACCTTGTGCTGTTAAAATGTTTGGTAATACAAATGTAATCTCAAACAAATTTAAGTAAACTATCTCATCAGGTAGTGTACCTGGTCCCCCTGGTGATCCAACATTCGAAACCTGCGTATAATGTGGTAGTGGCATATTTTTTAATTAATTTTTTTTAATTGTATCCAATTATAAAGTATATATTTTTATTTTTTTTTCTCTTGTTTTTCTATACTTTCTTATGTATATATTAATTAAAAAAACTAATTTTTTTCTATTTTCAACTTAAAATGAATTATATAATATAAATAAAAAGTAATTTTTATGAATGAAAGTTTTTATGATAACAGATACCCATTTTGGTATCTACTTAAATAATTTAGACAAATGGCTAAATATGATGGAATCAACCTTCTACAATTGGGTTATTCCATATCTAAAAGAAAATTCTAAACCAGGTGACGTATTAATACATCTAGGTGACTTGTTTGACAATAGAACATCAATTCCAATTATCGTTCTAAATAAGGTAGAAAAAATATTAAATGACTTATCAGATGTTTTACCATTACACATAATGGTTGGTAATCACGACCTTTGGAATAAAGGTTCAAATGATGTAAACTCAGTTAGACTTTACGGATATCTAAATAAGAATATAACAGTACACCAAGACACAACCAAATTAAATATCGGTGGAAAAGATCTAATCTTAATGCCATGGGTTGAGAAAAGATTAGATATGATTAAAGAGATTGGTAAAAATCCAGGAGATTATCTATTCTGTCACTCAGATCTTAACGGGTGTAGAATGCACTTAAACTCAGTTGCTCATAGAAATGCTGATAAGATTGATGTTGAAAGTTTTAAGGGGTATCAAAGAGTATTCTCAGGGCATATTCATATACGCCAAGTTAACTCTAACTTCGAGTTTATTGGATCACTATACCAAATGGATAGAAATGATACCGGTGACCAAAAAGGTATCACAATTCTTGATTTAGAGACTGGTGAAGTTAGTTTTGAAGCAAATACATATTCACCTATATTTAGAAAGTTTAGAGTGATTACAGAAGAAGATATAGACAAATTAGATGAGTTATCAGATACAAAAGATTATATTGATATTGCCATATCAAATAATTTACTTATAAACAATCGTAAACTACGTAGAAAGTTAGAAATGATGTTAGAGAAAGGTAACTTCTCTTCAGTTGAATACATCGATGATATCGTACAAAAAGGAGAAGATGGTGAGGATGTTATTTCAGAAGCAGTAGAGATTGATGAAGAATCATTGGATATCTCAATTAAATTAGAATATGAAAGTTATATCAAAGAATATATCTTAAAACAAAAATATGAAAATGATGATTTTAAGAATGGAGTCCTAAATGAATATGATGAAATAATTAAAGTTTATAGTGATAATTATAAATTAAAAGGAGATTAAAAAT